GTCACCCCGGTATAGGTCAGCGAGGCAGAGGGTGTCCAATACGCCGTGGTTCCCGTTGAGGTGGGCGCTGTGGCGTTGGAGACGGTGATGCCGCCTGCGCTATACCCCGCGCCCGACACCTCTCCAGAGGCGTTATAAGCGGTCGTGGCAGCGTTAACGGTAGCCGTGGCCTCGTAGAGCGCAGCCTTAAAGGTGTCCTTCGCGGTCGAGCCACGGGTAGGCGGTGTGCCGATGGCGTGTACGCCGCCGAGGATTTCGACCTTAAACGAGGTACACATTGCCTGCGTGTTAGCCATCAAAATTTCTCCAATTCGCCAAAGAGGGCCGGGGCTTCCTTCAGGTGAACATGGACAGACCGATGCACCAACTCGCCCTCATGCCAATATTCCACCCAACGGGTGTGTTCGTGGTCGTTATCGACCTCGCCCTCGCGCTTATCCAGCAGGGCTTCGTCCATCATCCCCTTGGTCGTCGTAATCATTGCAGTCGCGGCTCCAGTTCAAGGGCTTGCTGCACCGCCTCCACGCCCACCGCACGCCCGTCAGGGCCGCGCACGATGCGCTTGGGAGCCGTCAGCGTAGCAAGGGCAGTACGCACGCCCTTCATGTTTTCGTCGTTGGACGATGCCATCTGACCGTAGAGCGCCACGAGGTTCTGCATCGCCTGCCTTACCTCGCCGCCCATGTCCTGCATGACGCGCTCGGTGACGGCTTGCTGCGCCTCCAGAGCGGGGATGTCGAGGCCGGGGTTAGCCGAGATACGGGCGACCATGACCTTTGTGGCAGCGTCCAAGTCGGCTTTGTACTTCGCCATCTGCTGCTCTGCGGCGATTTTCTGCTGTGCAAGTTGCGCCTCGAACTGCTGCTTCATCTGCTCCAGTTGCTGGTCATTCTGCGCCTTGAGCGCCTCAACTTGCGCCGATTGCTGCAACTTGGCTTGCTCAATCTGCATGAGCATCTGCGACTTGGCCTGTTCAGCCTGTGCTTCCATCTGCGCCTGTTGCGCGGCGGGGTTCTCACGGGGCTGCGCTGCCATCTGCTTCAACTGCTCCGTTGCAGCGTCAATCGTACCCTCAAGCGGACGCGCCGCCTTAAACGCCTGCACGCCATACTTGAGCAAGTCCATCATCACCGGGACAAGTTCCGGCGAGGCTTGGCCGACCGGCAGCGCCTGCTGCAAGAAACCGCCGAAGGCTTGCAGGAACTGGAGCCTGTCCTGCTTCTCTTGCACCTCATCAATCTGCACAAGGCTGTCAGCGGCGATGTCGATGCGGAAATTACGCAGCGGCTTGTCGCGGATGAGTTGCAACGCCTGCGGGATAAGCGCCTTGTCAGCGTCCGACATCTGCTCTGCGGCAGAGTAGGCGAGGATGGTCTGCGGCTGGTACCGCATACACATCACCTGCGCCTTGAGCCTGATGACCTCGGTTGCAAAGAGCGCCACATCTTCCTGCATCGACCGCAGGCGCAGGCCAGCGTACTGACCCTTGATTTGCTGCGCCGTCGCCGTCTCCGAGGCCGCAGATTGACCACGGATGATGTCGCTGATGCCCGTGATTTCGTATATCTGACCCTTGATGTCAGCGCGTGCCTGATAGCATTGGATGAGCGCCTGCGCGATGGTGTCGAGCGGCAGCAGGTCAACGCTGCCCTTCAAGCCGCCCTTCTCGCTAAACGCCGCCCACTTGTCTACCGGGATGAGGGCATTGTTGTCGCCCTCGGTCATCAGACGCTGCAACGCCGGTTGGCTGGCATCGTACACGCCGCGCACACGCAGCGCCTTGACCAAACCATCAATGCGGTCGGAGAGGATGTCCAACTCCATCGCTTGGTCTTGGTACAGCACGAAGTCGGGGACAGGCACAAGGTTGTCCGAGGTCGTCGTGGCGTAGAGCGGCTTCGGGCAGGGGAAAAACCCCTCGAAGTTGAGCGGGTCGTCACGCACATCAATGAAGTGCGACATACCCTTTGACAACCAGTAGACCTTCAGCGTCTCCTTGTCCCAGAGTTCGCAGATTTTGGCGAGGTTGTACTGACGCTTGCTGTCGCGGTAGGCGTTGAGCGTCTCCGGGCCTTGGTCGGTCGGTATCTGACGCGCCATTTCCTCGCCGAAACGCTCTACAAGCGCCTCACGGGTCATGTAGACCCAGCGCCATACCTGCCCCACTTCTTCCCAAGTGCGGCCCTGTGAGTGTCCAAAATCCTTCCAATGGACATAATCGACCGGGGCGCGTTCGTACTCAATCTCTTCAAGCGGCGGCGGTGCGCCCTCGCCCTGTTCGATGGCAGAGGTGATGGATACGCCATCGTCCTCTACACCAATGGGGGCAACATGAGGCTCGTACCGCACCCATGCCGTGCCTCGACCGCCGAGGAACCTGTCCTCGACATCGTATTTCATGGTCGAGCGGAAGTCGGGGTAGTGCTCAATCTCAAAGTCGATAGCGCGTTCGACCAGCCGTGCAGCGACACGCCCAACGGGGTCGTTATCGCCGAAGCGTCTGCTTACATCAGCCTTCGGCAGTTTGGCGTAGACGGCAGGGATGAGCGTCTGGACATTGCTCCAAAGGATGTTGAACCGTGCGGTTTCGTTGCCGCCCGAGCCTCTGGTGTCGTCGCGGTAACGCTTGACGAGTTTCTTTACCCGCGCCTGCCACTTGGCAAACTCGTTCTCGTAGGTGCCGATGACCCGCAGGTACTTCTCAAGTTCTCGGCTAACGGTCTCGTCCATCTGTCAGTCCTTCTTGTTTCGCGCAGAGATGGCTCTGGCCTTTGCCTTCGCATCTTCCTTGCTCGACGCACCCCAAGCACGCAGCGCAAGCGCAAGGCGTGTCGGCTTGCCGTTCTTCTCCATCGGCCCAGCCATGTTGCCCATGCGTGCGAGGAACGATGCGCGGCGAGGATTGTCGCCGCCCTTCACCGGGGGCTTGAGGGTGCCACCCGTCTCGGCTTTGTAGGAAGCGCGGCCCTTGGCGTTCAAACCGCCCTTCGGGTTCTTGCCTTCACTACGCTGCCACGCTGCGCTCATCAGTAACCCTTTTTCTCTGGTTTAGCCGTCTTCGCAGACTCGCGGAACGCCTTTGCGGTCGGCGCACCAGCCTCTCCGGGCTTACGCATCCTTTCGCCGGAGCCAGCCTTGATGCGCTCCTGCTTCGCTAGGATGTTGGCGTAGAGTCCGGGCTTACGGTTCATTTGCTAAACAGTCCAACCGCCAGCACAGCAGCGCCTGCACCCGTCGTGACCTTCCACGGGCCGGTAGCCGCGTTGAGGCCAAGTTCCACGACATACACGCCAACAGCCGTACTCGCTGGGATGGAAAGGATGGTCGTGCTGCCGTCGATGATGCTGACGGTTGAAGTCAGCGCCGTTGATACCGTCACCACGATGCGATGCAGGTAATCGTTTGCTGCGCCATTAGTGCCAAGCACCTGCTCGGTCTGCGAAACGGCGACCGTCTCGTAGGGGTATTGATACGGAAGATTTACGCCACTCATATTCGCGCCCTCCTTGAGACGCTACGCTCGTGAACCTGCCACATATCGTTTAGCGTGACCTCATTCTGTGGCCCAACAATCAAGGTCTTGCTCTCTAACGGCCTCTGCGCGGACGGTTCAGCCCTCCACGCAACGGCTAACATACGGAAAGCGTCGGCAGGGTGTGATGTCCAATCGTGTCGGGGTGATGCCCTGAACGCTTTCTTGTCCTCATCATACTCTCGTTGATACTGGCGTAAAGCCTCTATTCCGTCGCCACATTTTACGGAATTGAACCAAGTTCGGGGCAACATCTGGCGAATTGCTTGGATTCCATCCTGCAAGCCGATGTTTGGCACCACAGACAAATGGTTGATGCCGAGGTGGTCAGCCAACTGTTCTACGATGCTGCGCCCCGTCTGTAGGCTCTTGGCGCGTGCGTCATGCGGCAGGTAATGCTTGCCGTAGGTGTAACCTTTGTTAACGACTACCTCCGCAATGGCGCGGATGTCTGCACCCGAGACTGCGTAGAAGTCGATAACGCGCACCTCGCCGCCCACGACCTGATACCACCATATTGCGGTGTCATCGCGGTAGCCCAAGTCCCATGCTGTGTGTACCGGATACCCCTCCGTAAAGACTACACGCTCGTTAATACGCGGCTCTGCCTGTCGCATCTCTGTGCCAAAAAACGCACCGATAATGGCTGCTTCGAAACTGCACTCGAACTCTTGGAGGTATTGGTCTTCTGACAGTTGGGCTTTCGCTGCGTTAAGTTCGCTTTGGGGCAGCAGCCCTGACTCGCTGGCAGGTAGGCGCAACAGGAACCATTCGTCGGGCAGGCGTTGGGCTGTCTGGTAGATGTCGTAGAACTGATTGCGTCCCTTCGGAGTGCCTGCAAAAACGCACCATCCGCCCTTGTCAGCGAGGGCGGCTCTCAACACGCTTCCAAACACGCTCGGCTTGAAGTCACCGTATTCATCGAGGTACAGGCCGCTGAACCCAAGGCCGCGCATTGCGTCTGCGTTGTCGGCTCCAAACAGTCCTATCTTTGCGCCGTTAACCAGCGTCAGGGTCATTTGCGCTTCGTTTGCATCTTTGATGAGCGGCTGGGCGTAGTGCTTGAAGTAGTCCCACGCAATGCGGCGTGCTTGGTTCTGGTATGGGGCGACATACCCGAAAAGGCCATTCGGCCCCCGGTACATAAAGGCTGCGCGGATGATGTCGTTAACCGCTGCGACAGTCTTGCCAGCACGCCGATGCGCGACGAGGCAGGCCCACCGCTTTGTGCGGTCATGGAACGGCATGAAGGCCCGTCTAGGGCGATACGGGAGTTCTACCCGCTGCTTCACTCGGGCTTGCCCCAAGTCGCTTCAATCTCAATCTTGCTGCCGTCTGGGCCGCTGTGTTCGTGCCGTGCGAGTTTAGGCACATGGTATTCGAGTAGGTCGCTGAAGCACTTGAACGCCGCCTCTGCGCCCTTCTCTTGGTGTATCTCGTCGAGCCAGCCTTGCAAACGGTCTGCGTTGCCATCTACGAAACGAGAGATAGCCTCCCTCGCTGCTTGGGTTGACTTGTTTGGACTTCCTTTGGGTCTTCCTGCTGGCATACCGGGGTTAATATATCTTGATTGTTTATCTAATGAAACTATCTTTGCCGCTGTTGTCTTGGGTTAACTTACTTGCGCTCCAGTATCTTGACCTTCTTTTCCTCACCGGGGAATACGACGAAGTTGCGGGTTCCGGTGGCGCTCAATCCGCGACTACGACTACCTGCGTCTAGGTACTTGATGCCGGGGATACTAGCGTTTTGTAATTTTTCCGATGCTGTAACTTTCAACGGTTTTTCTGGTGATTCTCTTCCGCCGCGCTGAAGATGAATTCGATACAAATATTCTCCCGTCCAATTTTTCCATTTGCTTTCGTCAGGCGCATTTGGCATGGCGCGTATAGCGGCTTTTACAAACTCTGATTGCTCACTTAACGGTTTTTCCCAATCGAGCATACGGTCTATCATCTCGTCGGGGAGGTCGGCGGTGTAAAGGTTGCCCTTTGATTGATTAAATTTGTCAGCGTTTTTTTCTAACCAATCAGCAGCATCTTTTCTGCCAATTTTGTTCAATGTTTCTGTTTTTTCTTTAATAGTCGTGCCGGTGGACGATTGACTCATTGCATATTTTGCCAATCCTTCTGGCGATTTTTTGTCGGAAAAGTCTTGCACCCATTGACCATTAAAATACACATTGTCTTTGCCCTGAACCGGCACAAATCCACCACCCCCCGTTGAGTAGTGTTGCGCTACGCTGGGGCTTTCAGCAAGGTAAATTCCATACCCGAAAGCCTGCTCCCCCTCACCTGTGCCAATCTTGCTAGCGTCAAACTCGCCCAGCGGGTTGGCCTCCGTTTCGGGGAACCGATGCGGGGTGCCGTGGTAGACATCAAGTTCAGCGATGGGGGCGGTTTTGCGTAGCGCGGCGGCTATCCGCATGGGGTCAACCATCGACCCTGCATACTCACCGGCAGCGCGGGGGCTGGTCATCGCCTGCCGTGCGCGTTCAACCTCGCCCTGCACGAGAGCCTTGCCCGTCTGAACCGGTTGCGTGACGATTGCTTTACCGATAGTACCGAGGTCTTGGGCGGCTTGGTCTAGGCGAGGGGTTGGGCGGTCGGCGGCTTGGGCGTACTCTGCCGTCGTCATGCGCCCGATGTTGGGGTCGCTCGTAAAGGCTTCGTAGGCAAGTCCACCGACATCCCGTGCGCGGTCTGCGAGGGTATCGACTACCCCGCCACCGAAGTCAGCGGCACGGTCGCGCATCTGCTGGAGGTATTGCAGCGCGGCAGCAACCCGTGACGGTTCCGCTTTCTTCGCCATTATTCGAGGTTTTCGAGTTTGTACTTAAGGCTCGTCACGGCATCCACAACCGCGTCAAACAGGTTAACAAGGTCGCTGTCCTTCGGGAGTGAGCCTTTGATTTCGTCGAGGAAGGTCAGCAGCGACTTCACATACGCCTTC